CTGGCGGATTATAAAAAGCAACTCGGCGCTTATTCAATGGCAGCAGAACAAATGTATGGCATTGATGTTGAAGCTGCTTATTGCGTGATCAGCGTATACGACCCTGAAGAATCTAGTAGAGAAGCGGAGCTACAAATATTGCATATGGATGGCTTTGAGCTGGTGCAGCAGCAGTCCGTTATGCAGGACACTCTTAAGAGATATTTCAATCAGTTCTACCCAGGCGGAAAAGCATTTGCTTTAACGATGGATAAGGGGTAAGATAAGCAAGCCCAACAGGGCATCACCAACACTCCCACGGAGAAACACCATGGCCAACAGGCCCCCAATCACCGCTGCAATCGACCTAACCCCTGAAGTGCTTAATGCATTAAAGAAGGCTGGTCCCAATGAACGCGGTAACTATTCGCTTGATATGGCCGTATGGGTGAACGAAAAGCGCACCTCTGACAAAGCCCCCAACTTAACGGGCAGTGTCAAAGTCAAAGGCGATAAGGATGGCCCGAAAGGCTATGCTTCCGTCTGGCAGAATGACGTTGAAACCAACGACGTTTTCTAAATCATGAAAGCTTCTGTCATTGCTTTGGCTGTCATTATTTCTGTTGGCTTAAGCTTGGCAGTAGCCTGTTTAGCTGCTTGGGCATTGACTGCCATCTGGCCGTCTTTGCCCTTTTGGCCTGTCACTATTTTGGCTTGGCTTATTGTTAGTGTTTTTAGTCGTTCCTCTGTATCATGACCATGCTTAATGATAAACAAATCAGCCAATTAGCTGAAAATGACATCTTTCTGCCATTCATTGGTGAAAAACGACGCACACTTGACAATGGCACAAAAGCAATTTCTTATGGTTTATCACAATCAGGTTATGACATTCGATTGTCTTCTGTTGAATTTTTAGTTTATGAACCTTTGTTCACAATAGAAAATTTCTTCGATGGTCCAATAGTTGACCCTAAAAACTATGAAGCTAATGTTGTTGTTGCAACTTTAGAGGAGCAAGAAGATGGCTCATGTTATTTCATTCTTCCTGCTAATACTTATGCATTAGGTACAAGCCTTGAATTAATATCAATGCCCAATAATGTATTTGCTTTATGTGAAGGCAAATCTACTTATGGTCGTTGTGGTCTTATTGCTAATATTCTTCCCATTGAACCTGGGTGGATTGGACATTTAACCATGTGCTTAATAAATCCCACATCAACTCCCATTCGCGTTTATGCAAATGAAGGCATTGCACAACTTGTGCTTTTTGGTATTGATGAAACCAGTAAGCCATATGAAGGCATTTATCAGAAACAATCGTCTAGGGTACAATTCGCTGCAGTTTAACCATTGAGCGCTCTTGAAGATCAATTCCTTAGTCTTTGGCAATCTCGGTTTCCTGATTTAATTCTCGAAAGAGAATTTTCTGATATTCCAGCATGGGAAGCTGATTATCAAAAGCGCTATTCCAAAAGTAAACGTTCAAAAAGGTATCGTCTTGACTTTGCTCACACCAACAGTTGCACTGGCATCGAAATCCAAGGTGGCGTTTACATTCGTGGCCGTCATGTCACTGGCAGCGGTTATGAGCGTGATTGTTGCAAATATAATCTCGCGTACACAAGCAACTGGACGATCTTCCTCTTGACTAGCCAAATGGCCAAGGAAGCCTCATGGCTTTCATTGATTGCCGCTCACATTGCATCTGCTCGATAGTATTACCAGCTTGAATCATTAGTTCTTCGGCAGCTTTTAGATCTCTATCACGACCATCTAAGGTTTGACGAAGTTCAATATTTTCTAGCATTATGCTTTGAAAAGCTGTTTGCATTGAACACCACCCCTGCAACAAATTCAAAGCTACAGGCTTGAGTTGGTTGATGTCTGAACAATCATGAATGGCGCGTTTATTTACCGTTAAAGCAAATTCACGTTCTGTAGAATGTTCAAATGGTCCCATAGTGGCAATATATTTCCGTCCATTGTAATTCATTTCTACTGGGATACTGTATGAAGCCATGGCAAAGCGCCTTTCTTTTGTTACTAGGCTACAGCTAAACGATGGGCGTAAGCACTTTGTACGTACCGTGGAGAATGGCGAAAAAGCCGAAATTATGCATCCGGTTTCCCGCCGTTATGCTCTCGCCAGACTTCCTAAAGGCTATGAATGGACGATAGGAGAACGAGTGGTGTTAATTGCTTATACGGCTGCTGGCCCAGTTCCCACTGCAATATATGGACTATTCGCAGGGCTAACAACAGGAAGCAATGGAAGGAAAGCAGCAATTATTGAATGGGACGAGAAGCAAGGCTTGATTTCTGATATAGTTGCAATGCAACGCATCCGCCCCGTTTCTTGCATTCCAAAATGATCGTCCATGAATCTTTGCTTGATCCTCTTAACGATGGCAAAAGTTCTTTATGTTTAGTTGATTCAATGGGAAATAGCTTGTCTGTGGTTAATGATGCCCGGCAATCTTTTGATTCCGAAAGTATTGAATGGACAGAACGTGACGGTAAGCTTTTACGTTATCTTGCAAAACATCACCACACTTCCCCTTTTCGTGGGGTGGTATTTAAGTGGGCAGTGAAAGCACCATTATTTGTTGCAAGGCAATGGTGGAAACATACAGTGGCATCTACTTATGTTGATGATCAACTCGGCTGGAATGAAAAAAGCTTTCGTTATTGCACAGCAGAAGAAGCTGAATTTTATGTGCCATGGGAATTCGCTAAGCAAAGCGAAAGCAATCGCCAAGCTTCTGCAGGCCCATTAGATAGCGAAAGCCAGCAGTTGGCTCTTAGGCAGTACATCGTCGCATTAGAGGCGTCTAAGCAAGCCTATGAAGCCTTGCTGCTGATTGGTGTGAGCAAAGAGCAAGCCAGGGCAATACTGCCTGCTGCGCTGTATACAAGCTTCACTTGGACGTGTAGTTTACATGCACTATTCCACTTCATTTCATTGCGAAAAGGTCATGGTGCTCAAGGTGAAATCATGCTTTACGCTGAAGCTTTGCTAATGCTTGGTCGTCAAGTTGCTCCCGAAGCATTTGATGCCTTTGCTGAAAACAATTATCAATTTTAATCATGTCCGATCCCATTCGTCCTTTGCATTACACTTCTGGTCGCATTGAATGCATAGAATCAATTGAAGCTTCCATGACACCACAAGGATTCAAAGGATTCCTTAAAGGTAATTGCATTAAATATTTACATCGTTACGAAAATAAAAACGGTAAAGAAGATTTATTAAAATGCCAATGGTATTTAGAGCAATTATTAACTTACCTTGATCGTGAAGATATTTTTAGAAGATCAATTGAAGAAGCTGCAAGTATCATTTTAAATGCTCCTGTTGATCCTGATGCTTATATGGTGCAACGTCACGGCCCACCAGAGCGCTTATCTTGATTAAACCATTTGCCATCTTCCCATTGAAAATGGAATGATTGGCATATCTTTTTCATGTAATGGCAAAGCTCGCTGTGTCGCTTCGCACCAAGCTTCCCAGTCTGATAAATCAGTATGAGCACTAACAAAACTGTTATTATAAATCCAACTCATTAATACTTCTTCGCGAGATTGCGACCAAAAACGTTGAGGGCGCCACCATTCAAATAGTGGTGAATTGCCCTTATTTGCATTGCAATCCAAGCATGAAGGTGAATTATTCCATTTTGCAAAATGTGGTCCTCCTTTACTTTTTGGTATGATGTGATCAATAGTTAATTTCTCAGTCCATTTCCCGCAATAAGCGCAAGCACAATGTCCTAATGGTCCTTTCGTTGGGAAATCTTCAAAGATGCTCTTTCGATATCGACGTTTTGCATCACCGGGACGTAATTCAGAAAGCGAATGGAGGAGTTCTTCAGGCCCATTGCTTATCCCCATGGTGATATTTGATTGGCTTGTTTTAAGCTTAAAGCCTAATTTAATTGATGGTGGAAGTTGTAGAATGAATAAAAGGATTGATTTATTGTCATGAAAGACTGGCAGGCAAAACTTGCGGATTTTGCGGTGGTGCTTACTGCCGGGATGCTTCTTGCCACTGGTAGCATGATGATGAGCGTAGGACATCAGCAAGTGAAAATTACCACTCAAGTGGAAAATATCACGGAAAAGCTTGATGTATTAACCGAAAGCATGAAAGGACTAGAGGAGCGTGTGCGTTCTCTAGAAATAAAGCGCTAAACTTTATCTAAACGCTTTTATTCTTATGGAACCAATTCAATGGTTTATTATTGGTGGCATCCTTGTTGCTGCTGCAGACCAAATTCTTGACAATTCCCCATGGAAAAGCAATAACATTTTACAATTGATCATGGATACACTTAAAACTTTCTTTCGCGCTAGCAAATGACTACTGTTGCCAACACTTGGCAAGGTGTTAGCCTCTACTCTCAAAAGGTAGGGGCTAAATTTCCTGACTTAGTAGCAGCTCAATGGGCAGTAGAAAGTGGCTTTGGGAAGCACTTCTCTGGTGCAAATAATCCATTTGGCCTTAAAGGGCATGGAACAAAACGTACCACGCAAGAATGGTACGATGGTCAATGGGTAACAATTCAAGACGGCTT